TAATGAGGATGCCTGATAAATCTAGGACTTGACAAGTCAAAGATAGAATAGCAACGGTTATCCTCATAAGCTTGAGGACTAACAAAGACCATTTCATTAGTTGATCTAGGTTTATAATTACAAGGTACAGCCGTAGCATTATAGCTAACCTCAGTACCATCTTCATGGATTAACTGGATTTGCGTAGGTACTTCATTGATAGTCCAATCCACCATTTTATGTGGAGCTGGAATAACCAGCATGATTGTTATTATGAGTTCATTCATGAGTTAAATATAGGTCAACTTGACCTGAGTGATTATCTTTAGGGACACAAACTCTACCTGTAGTTTTTTCTACTACCTGGATTGCTGCATGGTTACAGGCTTTATTAGATTGATAGGTGTTATGGTAGTAGTGCATTCTAGTATCGAACCATAACGGTTCATAGACAAACATACTTAATACTATTCCTATGGTTACAAGTATTACAGTCATATTATTCTCCTTTTATTTTCCTGCTAATGAATTTCCCTGATTTGACTCACTCCAGATCCCCATGTTAATTGCTTTTTCTACCTTTGGAACGCTGACAAGTACTGGAGCTTTGTATGAAAAGTAGAATAAAGCTAAAAATACTGTTAATACTAATACTATATATAATCTAGTCATATTAACCCCCACATTATTAAAGTTTTTCTTACTCCAGAAGTAACCGGTGTTACTCTATGAAGCATAGAAATAGGAAAAGTAGTAACCATTCCTTTAGTCTTCATTACATCTATAACTTGATCTTGATGTTTAATTTGAAGTACTCCACCTTTATAGTCACTTGGAGAACTAAGCTGAACTATACCTACGTTAACCCTCGCCTTCATGATCTTATCACCATTACCAATATCTCTATGCCAATCGTAGTGAGATCCTTTACTGTCATAAACTGTATATTGCATGGATTGCAGCATATTGAAACTAAGGGAGCTGGAAAATATAACTATAGCCCTATCAAATAACCAGTGTGTCTCAGTATTAGGATGTATCCACGCGATCCTGGAATTCCTAACAGAATGATCTACTCTATCATCTTTTATTTTACCTTCAGATAAAAAAAGAGCATCACCTATATCTTTTATATCCTCTATTTCTGGTTCCAGGAATCGATCTAGGCGATGCTCAATATGAATTGTCATCTACAAAGTATACCACTACTTCCCAAGTTCACCTAATCTAAATCGTTTATAAGGTGCATCTAAACTTAAAGTTATTCTATCTATTGAAGCCTTGAGTGATGGATATAACTTTCTTAGTTCTTCTGTAGCTTCTATATTATGTGTTACTACCCGACTAGAAGTAGGAATACCATTCTTATAAGTAGTACAAGTAGCAGGAAACTGATATTTAGCTGATATTAACCCATGTTTAACTTCTTCTTCTACTGATAGTTTTTTCATTAGTTAACTCCTAGTTTATTAAAGTTTATTATAGTTTAATACTTCTACTTCTACCTATATATACTTATATATACTTATATATACTAGTATACTATATGTATACTATATTACTTGGTTATATAAAGTCGAACATGAGAAGCATATTTGAGAGGTAGATGACTGTCATATTTTCTTCCATGTAGACCGTTAGTTTCTATAAGTGACCACTTAGCTCTAGCTCCTGAACCTCTCACTCTGACCTTGAGTCCCCCTTTCCTTAGTCCACCTATGTATTCTTTAGTTTTTTGATTATAAGGTAGTTTATGGTCATACTTATATTTATTGTCTTTTTTCTTTAGTGCTTCTGTTAATTCATTACTTTCTGCTATTTGTTTTTTTATATGGTGTATCTGAAGATGAGTATAAACAGCATTTTCTAGTTTGATTAGTCTTTTTAATATATGACTATCAAGCTCTATTAATTTTGTTACATTGTCTATTAGTGTGCTCATTGTTTCCCACTCCTTTTAATATTGATTAGTAATAGTCTTACTCCTCATAGTTATTATTTAAAGTACGTCTCTTTCACTCATAGTTTGTAGATGGTCTACTGCCTCTATCATCTCCTCATCAGTCAAAGTTGAATGAGCAGAGATTAGTGCTTCTCTCAATACTTGACCTTCAACCTTATATGGATCTGGTTCTGTTGTATGTACAACGAAAGATATTGTATAATCATGTACAAATTTAGTCATTAGCTTTTTACCTCTATTTTATTATTGCATTAATAAGAATTGCTGATACATCTTTTTACCTATACTTCCAATGTCTTCTATAAGTACATCTATTTTGTCTTGAGAAGCCTTACCTTTGTCATAAACTCTACCATCATCTGAATATACATAGTAGAAATCATGAGCCTCTAAGAGCCTCTGAAGCTTCTCTATTTGCATAAACTTTTGTTGTCTTTTGGTTAACATTTAGTCTCCTATAGGTTAGTCCATTGGTTGACCATAGCATCAGCTATGCCATTATAAGTTTCAGACCTCTTTTTAGATCTTAAAGGACTTGGACTCATGAAATGGATACGATTACTTCTACCTTCAACTATATTGGTAGGCTTTAATTTAGGTAAACCTTTGAGCCATAGTCCGGTATTCTTTGTTTCACCATGACCATATTGCCAAGGTTGAACCCATTGTGTTGCTTTAGATACTTTTGTAGCTACTACTGAAACTGGATTTTCTAGACATATTTTAGGTATGTCCTGCTCCCACATTTCCTTGAAAAATGCTATACCATCTAATCTTTTCTGAGTATTAGCATAATGAGCGTTGCCGGACACACAAATATAAGTACAAGGTGGATGACCTATAAGCATATCAGGCTTGAACCATTTAAGAATGGTCCGGTAGTCATCTACAATATGTCTATCGGTATGTTTACCTTCACCTTCCAATAGATCACATGACCATACCTCATGCCCTTGGTCTATAAACCTATCTCTAAGTTTACCGCTATATTCACAAGCGATTAGTATTTTCATAAAATACCCCTATTTATCAAGTAATAATTCAGCCAATAATTTACTATCTTCTTTCTCCTGCTTCAACTGTTTTTTTACTTCTTCTAATTCTTTCTCTGCTTCTCGTATATCTTGAAATGCAAAACTAATTCCGATATAGAGAATCCAAATACAAACAATAAGAAATAATAGTTCTATTAAATTCATTTAGTTTTTCTCCTATTCTTCAAAGGTTTCTACATATGCTTCAACTAATAATTCATTAATAATATGAGAATGATTTGTCTTTTCTAATGTATTTATAATTTGAACTGCTTTCTTTACATACTTTTTTCTTTTTTCTTTATACATTCTGTTTGCCTCTTCTATCTCTTTATTATTCATTTTTAAGCCCTCTTTTTTAAGTTAATGATACCAGCCTATTGACTGCCCTAGTAAAGCCTCTGAGAAAGGCTCTCAAAGGCTCTCAAAGGCAATTAATGAAGCTTGTAACCTATAACTTTATCGTTAGTCCAACAAGCTCTGCAATTATCACAAGTGCCTCTAGGCTTTAACTCTATTTTTCTACTCTTTTTGTTTATCTTTTCAACTAGTACTGTAGTAGCAGGACACTTAAATATATTCTTATTGTTAGTGTCTTTTTCAAATACAGTGCTACCATGTTTTGAGTTATATTTACCATTAATATATGGACTAGAATATCTTACCTTTACATTGTGTAAAGCCTCTAGGTTTTCCCAAGTATCATTATTGAATAATTCTCTGGACTTTGTAGGTATCCAATGTTTTGTGTTTGGAGTATTAACACAAATAAATAGAATTCGTTCTAATAACTTCTGAGAATATATATCTCCACTATCGAACCATCTAAAATAAGATTTATCTTTTATCTGTTCTATTAATGAATTGACAAAAGTATTATCTAGCTGGAGTGAAGATTGATAATTATGTTCTCTAGCATTAATTACATTAGGATATCTATAATTCCCTTTTTTAGCATAACAACCTTTGCATACATCTTTCATTTCATTAGTTAGTAAATCTCTCATACCCTTGCAGACATCATCATTAACTGGTAATGAAAAGCTCTCACAAGGCATTTTAGAGGCTTTACTTAGTTTTGGTATTAATACGTTCATTTTACTTCTCCCACTTTAGATTGATAAAAAAACTAATAACCTAACCACTCTCGAAGTCTTTTTAATGTTATTGGTACTCTTATCCACATTTCATTTTCATTTAATGCATTAGGACTTAAAGCAAATAAACCATCTAAACCTTTTATAGTACTACCTTTGATTTCTTTGAATTCAATTCCATGTTCTTTTAAAGCTTTTTTTCTTTGTTTGATTGTTAGTTCCATTAATTGAGAAGTTGATCTATCATAGGGAAGAGCCATTGTTTAATCCTCAATAAAAAAATTAATATAATTGTTAAGCTCTTTTTTACTCTCATTAATATTATTGTCAAGATAAATCGTACATAGAATAATTAATTTTCTTTAATGTTTCAATATGATTGATAAGTAAAAAAATTAATTACACTGCAGAACAAAGAGACAGCAACAGCAAACCAGCAGAAAACTAGCAGTCACTTCCAAGTAACCTCAAGTGAACTTTTAGTTAACCGAAAGTTTTCTATAAGTTGATTCGCGGTAAATTATATAATGAAGTCGATGGGGGAAATTTCGTTTTTTACCGTTAGTATATACCCACTCATATTTTTGTGGTGAATTATTCTGTACTAACAGTAAACTTTTCGATTAACTCAAGGGTCCCTCTGAGTTTACTGGAGAGTGCTCTCAGTATAGGTACGAGAGCTTTGGGGTTGTTCTTCATGAACTTTACAGCATCTTCTTCTTTGAGGACTCGAAGGACCACACGATCACTAATAGCTTTACAAGTAGCCGTGCGTGGTGTCCTTTCGAGCCATCCAATCTCACCGAAGACCTCGTTTTTTTTGAGAGTAGCGAGGTAGCCATATCCAGCTTTACTAACTTCTACTTCACCTTCATCTATGATGTAAGCTTCAAAACTAAGTTCTCCTTCTTTAAGGATGACTTGGTTTTTCTTGAAGTAGACAGTTTTACTCATTTTCTGTTAATACGTCCTAAGCTTAACAGGCTTCTGTTTAGGGGGTTTTTTTCTTACCTTAGCCTTGGGCTTAGGATTAGGATAACCTTTCAATTTAGGCATATTCTAGAGTCCTCTGTGGTTACGGATTTCTCCCTTTCGGGAATCATAAGGGAATTGTGTAGAAACTTTCTTAACTCCCTTGTTTTTTACTGTCATTGAACTTGTATCTCGTGCTGGGGGTACAGGATTACGTCTCCCAAGGCTCGAATTGAAGTCCCCTGAGCTTGTATTTCCTGATATCTTTGATGCTCTCATGTTCTAACTCCTTGTATTTATGATTACGTTCTACTTTCCTAGTCCTGAAACGCTTGTCTCTGAACATCTTGTTGATCACTTGGTTCTCAAGTTCATACTTAGCTTTCTTGTCTATTATTCTCACATTATTGTCCTTTTATAAGGGACACATCCTAAATTAAAATAAGGAGGAATAGGACGTTTTTCTTCTTTAGCTTTCTTAAAGAATTCATTATGTTTCTCTGCACACTCTTGGTGACTTTGAAACGTACCTATTACTTCTCCATGTTGAACTTGAATAGGGGTAGTTGTAAGGTTTAAGTGTATTACGATAAGTAACCAGATCATACTCTAACCCACACGTTCTCATCTTCTTGACTCACTTCTGTAGTATTCATAAATGATTTTATATTCTCTTCTAGTTCTTCTACTCTACGGTCATTATAGGCAATAGCTTCATCAGCAGCCATCTGTTCTACCCAGTAGTTAACTCCCATAGCCAGTACATCTATCCTATCGTCATACTGAAGGGAACCTTTATCTTTAGTAAGACGAGTCATTTGATAAAATAATTGTCTACGAGGCTCTTCTTTGTTCTCCTCGTAGTCTCTTTCAGCTTCAGTTAAACTTATAATCAACCTATGTTGATTCATTATAGGCTCTAATACATCTATAATTCTTGCTTCTTTTTGCTTGGAATGCTTTATTTCTTCTACATTACACTGGTGAAACTGGTTTAATACAGGTTTAAACAGCTCTGTATACATACCATCACCGAAATTAGCTTCAATTTCTATAGTATTTACCTTATGAGCTTGTGCTATTAGAGCTAATTTACGTAATGTAGGCTTATCGTAGCCACCTTTGAGTCCACCTATAGCTAATACAAAGATTTTACCGTTTAATATCTTGGTAACAACGTATCCTGTCTCATCAAGTCCTCTACCAGCAGGATCTATGTGCATCGCAGCACCAGTATACTCGTAGTAATCCCCAGAAACCTCGAAAGGCTTGTAGAAATAGTCTCCTGCAAGTCCAACCGCAGGTAAATCCATGAGTTCATCCCTAGCCCATTGGACTCTACCAGGAGATTTTTCAGTATTTAAAGGGATTACAAGTAGATCTCTGAGTTTAAGTGGGTATCTCTGGTCATCTTCACCGGAAGTATCCAGCATAAACTGTAGAGCAAACCCTGATTTACCATAAGATGCTTCTCTTTCTACTAAATCTAGGTCATCGAACCTGAAGGGGTCTGTAGGCTCGTTTACAGTCTTATTTAAGGTAGAGATGAAAGGAGCTAGCTTAGTCCCATAAAACGTCTTTAAACGGCTCTCAGGCATCCTGGCTGGCCATATACGACACTTGTAACCTCTAGTCTGGAGGTTAGTGTAAAGACTCTCTTCAACTTGAGGGGTCCCTAAGTAGACTATACGTCCCACTTTTGGCATGACTACAGCATCGAACTCTTTAACTACTTCTCCTAACTTATCTCTCATCACTTGAGTAAGAGCATTACTTAGAACTTCAACATCATCAGCAATAATAACATGAGCACGAGAACCTACTATTTGACCGGTGATACCAACAGACTTAACGCTAGGAGCATGAGAAGCCCTAGAGGGAGCAACATCAAAAGCAACATTAGAACTTCTCTGATCCTCTCTTGCCCTGAGATGTTGGAGGATAGGCATTTCATGAATGATTCTTTTAGTAAATGTAGAAAAGTCATCAGACCTCTGTTTAGATGCGGATACTACAAGGAACTTTAGTTGTGGATCACATAGTAACTTCCATACAACAAAAGCAGAAGTAATCCAAGATTTACCGACTCCTCTAAAGGCCTGGATAATAAGTCTCTTAGGCCCTCCTTGGAGATACTCAGCGATGTCATATTGTATAGGAGTAGGATCAGGTAGAGCGAGATGCTTCCAAGCAAGATAGAGAAAATTACGGAAATCATCTTTAATTAACTGGAGCTGACTCTTGCTTTCTAGGCGTTTCATCAAAAGGTAATTCCTCTACTAGTGATTTTATATCCTCGTTATTAGTACCAAGGCACTCAATATTGTTGTCTCTGAGGAACTGCCTGACAACATTGAGGTGAGCTGGAGTAGCCTCACCCGATTGTAAAGTTTCTGCCAGAGTTCTCGCAAGTAATCCATGAAGTTCTCCTAAGTCATTTACTGTACCATTACTCATCTGTTAGTCTCCTTACTTTATCCTCTACTTTATCCATCATACTTTTTTCTACTTCACATACTTCTTT